ATTGTTACCAATTGTGCTAGTACTTGAGCTAATTCCCAAACGCACTGCAACCGCTGAGTTACTTCTATTAGCGATTGAAACTGTTGCCACTGCAAAGTAGCCTGCTGGGGCTGTATAAAGCAACGTATCTGTTGCCGCACTTGATATATCTACTACCCCTAAACGTCCTGTTGCCATGTGTAATTCTCCGTTATTATGTTGTTGATGTTTCTATGCCGTATGCCACTGCATTAACACCAAGAATACTTGATCTAAACAGTATAGAATACCCAGCTTGCAACACTAGGCCAGTTCTCTCTAAAACACCGTGAGCTAAAACTTCGCATTCGTATTCAAGAAATTCTGAGTTGGACATGGTAGTTGAACTGGAACTGATAGCTAGCCTCACTGTTGCACTTGAGTTTGTTCGGTTTACTATCGAAACTGTTGCCACAGTAAAGTAACCAGCAGGGGCTGTATATAGCAATGTGTCTGTTGCTGCCAAACTTATGTCTACTGCCCCGAATCTTCCTGTTGCCATATATAATTCTCCGTTAATTTAATAATAAAAAGTTCAACGCTAATGGGCTACCGTCAACTCCGCCTACGAAATACATTTTGTTAGATACTTTAATTTGGATTCCGGTATTTCCAGTAGATATTGTGTTACCTGTTAGATATAACGAACCCGCCGTTAGTGTATTTACGTTCAATGAGCTTCCGCCGCCGCCAATTTGAGCAGTGATGTATGATTTAATAGCTTTTTGTGTTGGTAGTATATTATCGCTGTTGGCCGTAAAGTACGGATCTGTACTAAACGACGTAATTGTTGCGCTGTTTGTTCCCAAACTAACTGCACCAATTGTTAAACTGTTCAAGCCAGCAATATTAAACGCACTGGCATTCAATGTTGTAACACCAGTGGCCTGTTGTACTGAGAACAAGTTACCCACGTTGAAGTTACCGTCTTGGTCAGTACTTGTAAAGAATGTGCGTCCGCCGTTATTGCTCACAGTTTGATAGTTGGTGTTTGATGCAATCAACGGCGTTCCTGGGTAGTTTGTATTAGCAAAATTACCAGTTCCAATACTCAAAAAGTCATGTCCAGTTAATCGAACCTGACTGTATTTCAATCTCAAAGTAATTGCTGTATTGTTAGCCGGTGCATTAGTTGTAGTCAATGCTGGATTAATTTGGAAGTTAGCAATATACGGTGCAACTGAGTTGGGACCAGTTCCAACAAAGTTTGTAACTTGTACCAGTTTGTAAATACCGCTATTACCAGTAAACTGTATGTTTGCACCCGGTGTTGGATTAACAGCCAAGCCTGAAACGTTGATATAACTGCCTGGTTGATAAACATCAGCAATACCATTAGTTACAGTAGTCGCAGTGGCAGTAGCATACGCAGTGCCTCTATTTGCAAATGTTGGATTAGCTAATACTCCGTTACCTATTCGTACACTGAAAGTTGTTGCAACTGTTGGGTTTGGATCAGTCACGGTCATTGTAGGAGCACTTGCATAACCGCTGCCAGGCTCAACCATTCTAAATCCAGTAGTTCCGCCTGCAACAACCACAGTTCTTGCTTGTGCTGTGCAACCAGTTGTCACAGTATTGAACACTATAGAACTAGTAGTTAGTGCTACCCATGCTGGAGTAAAGTTTGGATTACCAAAAGCAACAGCTGGCCAGCCGCCTGTTGGGGCTGAACCCAGTGCTCTCAATGTCCAGAAAATACCGTCTTCTGATGTTGCGGCATTGGCTGTTGCGTCTGTAGTAACTGCAAAGAATAAACCTTGTCCATAACGAACTTTTGACCAGAACTGTGTGGTTGGCAAGCCGTATGGGCTTGCATACCATGTGTTGCCATCAAAGCTGTATGCTGTAGCAGTTGTGTTTGCGGCCACTGCCACAAACTTGCCTTTACCAAATGTAACACTGGTCCAGTTTTGTGTGCTAGGTAATCCCAAAGTGCTTGCTACCCAAGTTGTTGGGTTTGCAGTTATGCTGTAAGCCGCTGTGGTGCCACCGCCGGCAATTGCTACCCATGTTCCGTTGCCGTATGCAACACTGGTCCAGTTTGCACTAGCTAATGCTGTGATAGATCCACCGGAAATCCAGCTTGCACCTGCTGTTGTACTATAAACACTATTTGTTCCGCCGTTCTGTACAGCAACAAACACACCGTTACCAAATGTTACAGAAGACCAGTTTGCGGCAACACCTAAAGTGCCGCCAGCACTCCATGTGCTACCACCATTAGTACTAATTGCACAGTTATTTGAACCGTTTTGTACAGCTACCCATGTACCTACACCAGAAACAACTCCATATGCTATACTTGTCCAAGTGCTAGTAGCTGGCAATGCACCACCTGCGGTCCAACTTGTACCGTTAGTACTGTATTGGCTTGTAGTTACACCAGAAGCAATTGCTACATAGTTACCGCCTGCTCCAGTTCCAGTATATGTAAAGTTATTAATAATACCATTTGACGGTGAATTAGTAACATTGGTTACTGTAATTGTAATGTTGTTTGCTGGTGCAAGACCGCCTAAACTTGTTCCAGCAATTGTTAATGTGTCGCTTGCTAGATAATTTATGCCGCCACTTATTAGTGTAACAGCATAAGCATTACCAGTTCTTACTATTGTAAATGATGCAGTAGTACCACTACCACCAGTTGGTGTTAGTGTAGCATAAGTTCCGTTAATATCTCCGTATATGCAATCCACCCATGTTGCACTGGCTTGTGTGCCAGGAGTTGCTGTATATGTTGGGCTTGTAAATGTTAATCTTGGTTCAATGATGTATGTTGAAGTTGTATCAAGTGTAAGTGTTGGTTGAATATATGTTCCTGAAACCACATGATCCCATCCTGCACCATACAAACTAATAGTTTGACCTGTAGTAGTTGTTACTGTTAACCCAGCAGTAGAGTTAGAAGCTGTATTAACACTGAATACTGTTGAGTTTGGAACAACGCCAATTGCATAGTACAATGTTAACGGTGTCAAATTAGCACCAGTTGTGGCACTTAGATAAATTGGCATGCCGTTATAAACGGTTGCTGTACTGGCCACAGTCAATGTGTTTTGTGTACCTGTAATGGTAGCACTTGTTTGCAACTGGCTTGCACTGACAGTATAAGTTGCACTTGCTGACGGAGTTCCAGTAGCTGCCTGGTTTAATCCGTAAGTTCCTGATCCGCCTGCGGCAATTAAACTAGTTGAACCACTAACTGCACCAACTAACGCATTGCTAATTGTAATTTGATTGGCATTCATGTTGACCGCAGTTACATAAGTACCTGACGGAATACCGCTGATTGGCGCAACAAACATACCAACTGTAATTAGCAATCCACTACCTACGGTATATGAGCTTAAAGTTAATGTAGTTTGAGTAGAAGTACCCGTAAATGTGGCCGTTACTGCCGCTGTTCCAGTTGTGGTCAATTGTCCAAGTACGTAAGTACCAGCTGTTACGGAGCCACCGCTTGGAACTGCTCCTGCCAACAATCCAAGAGAGCCAGCACTGGCAGTTAATACCGTTGTAGAAGCATTGGTTATTGTTCCAGCTGTTGGTGTTGTGCCACCAGTTACTCTGTAAGTAATACTTGTTTGACTAACAATACTTGTTACAACTACGCTAGTTGGGCTACCGCCATACAGCGTACCGCTACCAGCTGTAGCAGTAATTGGAGCACCCACGATGAATCCAGTAGTTGTACTCATACCGGTGATAGTTGCAGTCCACGGACCTGTACCACTGATACTACCAACTGTTCCCGAACTGCTGACAACAGTGCTTGCAATTGAAGGTGAGTTAATTGTACCAACAGTTACCGCAGTAATATATGTACCGGCGATAACAGTACCACTGCTAGTTAAAAACATTCCTGGAACAAATGAACCAGTAACAGTTCCTGTTGGAATAAACACAGATCCTGCTACGTTTGCGCCTGCAGAAATAATACCTGTAGCACTAGCAGTTCCAGTTGTTGTTCCAGTAACAGTTAATGTTGTAAAACTTTCTTTAGCTATCAAAGCAATTTTGCTACCGTTGTTATAACTTGCAATCCAACCAGTTATGCCAGCACTTGTTCCGCCAGTAACTAATAGTCGCATGCCTACATAAACACTACTAATATTTTGGTCAGTAGCGGCAATAGTCATTGATGTTAATGTTCCACCTTGACCGGTATTGCTAGCTGTTACATAGTTTGCACCAGCAGTTAACCAGCGAGTTTCAAATACAGCTTTATCTCTAAATTCATTAGCTATTTGTACTAGTCCATATCCACCTGCACTGGCAAATGTGATAGTAGCAGAGTTGGCATTTTGTCCTGCGTTAGTAAATTCAACGCGGTATATTTTATTAACAGCATCAGTTACTACTGCACCCACGATTGGGTTTGTATATCTGTTATTAATAGTTGCTGTTACAACTGGTTCAGTTACATCATAGCCTTCAGCTACAACACCGTAACTACCATAAGAGCTGTTACCGTTAGTAGCACGAATCTTAGCACCTGCTTCAGCCAAATAACCAATCTGATTGTAGTATGAGAACACTGACACACACTCTGTTAGTGCATTTGGACCGTATGCCCATACTCCAATACCGTCACTTAGAACATGTGTGAAGTCGTTACATACAATGCTTCGGTTACCGCCGTTGTGTAAAGTTCCGTCAATTTTTAATCCAACACAACCTGTACCAAAAGTAGTTACGTTTTGTACATAAGGACTCTTACGAATAATCCATGCTGTACTATCAGCTGGGCCAGTTCCAGGATCTAAACTGGTATATGCACCAGCTGTTGGACGACTTGTACCATAAGTTAATGTATATGTTGTTCCACTATAACTAGCATTAGTTGTCAATGTGACAAATACTCCAGCTATGGCATTATTATAGGAAGTTGCCAAGGTCAATGTTGTTGCATCAATTACAGTTCCAACATAGTAAGTTGTTGCTGTTAAGCCGTTGCCAGCAGATCCTGATATACTAAATGTGTTACCTGTATTAAATCCTGCTGTGCTGGCAACAGTAATAAATCCGCCAGTTGAACTGGTAGCAGTTCCGTATGTGCCAGCTGTAGTAGCCGTAATGCTTCCTGAACTAATTGTTACAGGAGTTCCTACAGACCCAGTTAAGCCATATAGAGTCATGTTACGAACACCACTGCCGTTGCGTAAGTAGAACATATTGGCTGTTACATATCCAGCTGTTAGCGTTGTGCTTCCAATAGTGTAAGTTGAACTTGGAATACTGTAAGTACCAGTTTGCCCTGCTGTAAAGAAATACAATGTAGTGGCAAACCCAGTAAATGCCGTGGTAATTTCGTTGCTTAGTGTAACTGTGGTACCGCTAACATTTGTTACAAATGTGTTTACAGGAATACCTGAAATTGTTGCCCCATTTCCAGATACAAATTGTCCAATTGCAACTGTGCTGTTTGAACTAGATAGTGTAATTGTAAATGCACCACTAGTACCATTGAATGTTTGACTTGTTATTGCAGAACCACTTGCGCCTGTCAGTTGCTGAGTAATTTGCAAGGGTGCTGTAATAGTTGAAGATCCACTTAGGTATGATCCAGCAATAATACTGCCATAAGCTGTAAATGTAGTAGCACTTGGTGTTGATGAAGTAAATGCTATGTAAGTACCTGCTAGTGCATTTGCAAAGTTAGTAGATAAGTTTAATGTTGTGCTAGTAAGAACTTGTCCAACATAATAAGTACCAGCGGCTAATCCACCTCCTCCTGCACCTGTAACTACAAATACATGCCCGGTCAGTAAACCCAATGTGCTGTTTACTGTTAAAACTCCACCCAAAGATGTTGTGCCATAAGTTCCAGCGGCTGTTGCGCTAATACTTTGACTAGACAAAATTGTAGACATGGCTGTTGAAGTCAATGTTGTTGTTGCCACACTGCCTGTAAAACTGCCTTGAGCTAGCAATGGTTGTACGATAACTCCGCGAAGTTCATCGCCGACCAACGCCACGTTCTGAGGAACAGTAATTGGTAGTACTTCGTTGTATGTTCCGTTCTTGATAAAGATAGTGCTAGTTACTCCAGTATTGGCTGCTGGAATTCCAGCAGTACTAGTATTAGTCAATGCTGTTGTAATAATGCTAATATAATTTGAAACTAGTGTTGAAGCTCCGGCTTCAGCTGGGTAATTTGCGTCTAACACTTGAGTTATTGCCGATCCAGCAATAGTTCCGCCACTAACATAAGTGTTGGTTAACACACTTGATACTGTAACGCTGGTTTGACTATAAGATACTACTTTATAAGTACCATTATATGCACCAGGATTAACGCTGGCAATTGTAATAGTTTCGCCAATTGCAAACGGTGCATTAGTTTGAGATGCAAATGTAAATGTCACTAACCCGTTTGCATTAGTAATACCAGTAATACCTAATCCAGACAACGTGGCTGTTCCGCCGCTGGTACTTTGATAGTTAGTGATACCAGCTTGATAAGCAGTAGGTGTGGTCTGTGCAAGCACGTTACCAGTTAAGATTGACAATCTTGCCAATGAAGATGTATAGAAAGCCACTTGTGCGGCAATACTAGTATTATAGAATGTATTTGTACTGCCTTGTTTAAAATAAGACAGTGCGGCCGCAACAGTTTGACTATTGCCGCCACGTGTGATATCATAAATGATAGCGTCTACAATTAGACCAGCATCTCTGCTAGTTTTGTATTGGTCATAAGACGATGTTGGACTATATGGAGCAACACTGTTTACCTTTTGATAAATCATCCAGTTGTACATTTCTGCAATCATCCATGCTTTGTTTTGATTTAACAAAAACGATGCATTTGGATAAGCAGTACCGTTAAACACTTGTTTAGCGGCATAGGCAATGGTTTTCCAAGGGCGATCTAATGTTTGACCATATCCAGGAGCAGGACTATCAACTCCGTTGGCATTAGACACATAATAAACGTTGCTAATTAACCCAAATGTGCCCCAACTTGGAAATCCAGTTGGTGAAACCTTTAATACTTGTCCAGCTGTGCCAATAGGCAAACGTGTCGCACCGTTACTACCATAGTATGGCAAGTCACCTTGTGTTGTTAGAATACTTGTGCTTGCACCGGCCGCGATCAAGTTCCAATATGTTGCTGTTAGATCATTGTCTGGACGATTACCAGTAGCACTTGTATGCGCAAGAATACAAATATAACTGTTTGGTCCGTATACAACTGTGTCGCCTGCAACATACGCTTGCGTTGCCGCCCATGTACTTGCATAACCAGTAGCTGTAAATGTTGTAATACCGCCTGTTGTTACAGTGTTTACAGTAATTGTAATATCGTTAAACGGACTAATACCGCCAACGTTGCTACCTAAAATTTTAATTACGTCATTAGCAGTATAGTTTGTACCGTTGGCTGTTTTTGTAACTGTGTATGCTGTACCATTTGTGGCTATAGTAAATGTTGAACCGGCAGCAGAACCGTTGGTTACTGTTACGTTGGTTGGGCTTAGACTTGTAAAGTTTTGTACAACGGCATTCCATCTTATACCACTATTTAATCTTGACCAATAGGTAGTATTGGGCATTTGATTGCCAGCACCAGATGTGTGATCTAAGATACAAACATAAGTGTATCCACCATTTCTAACTACGTTACCAACTTGATAAGTCTGGCTTGTGGCCCAATCGCCAATTAATTTATAACCTGTTACAAATAATAACCAATTGTTGCTTGTAACTGTACCAAATGCAGAGCCAGCGCCAAGTGGGCCGTTGTTAATTGCATATTGAATTTGTGTTGCAGTTGGAGTTCCTATAACAGTGTATTGTCCGTTATATCCGGCAGGTGTTACTCCTGCAACTGTAATTGTTTGACCAGAAGTAAATGCGGTGCCTCCACTGGCAACTGTCAGCGTTGCAACACTAGCTGTGCTAGTTGTCGCAGTGATTGCAAGACTTGTTGGAGTTGCAACATCTGTTGAAGGCACAACGTTGGTGTTTATGGATTCTGCAATATATGTGTAGCCACCGTAACCTACTATTGCACCTGGTGCGTAAGTAGTAGCACTACTCCATGTATTGATATATGATAGGCCTTCTACAAATCTCTGCCAGTTTACAGCCGCAAAAGATGCACTACTTGTATGAGGTGTAATACAAATCCAATTGTCGCCACCGTAGGCAACAATGTCGTTAATTTTATATCTTACACTAGATGCATTCCAGTTACCAGTATAAGAAAACCCTTTGTGGTAATAATCCCAGTAGCTTTGATTAGCTTCTAGTCCCAACATTGTAGTATTGGCACTGGTGTGACCAGTGTTACAAACATATAAGTATCCGCCATAACTTACAATATCGTTAACACGATAGTAGTTACTAGTGATCCATGTGCCTTGCCAGCTGAATCCATCGGCAAACGGAGTCCATTTTGCTTGATCAATTTCTAATCCAAATCCAACTAACTGTGGGCCTGCAACGGTTCCTGCAACCGTTTGGGGACCAAGTGTGCCTGCTAATGCAAATTGTACTTGAGTAGTAGAACAGTTGGTAACAGTATACACACCGTTAAGTGCAAGAGGAGTTACTCCTGCAATGGTAATTGTGGTACCAATTTTAAATGGAACACTGCTTTGTGTTGCAAAACCAATTGTGGCAGTTCCACCAGATGCGCTTGCAGTTGTTGTAGCCAATGTGGTTGTTGCTAGTGAGCTAATCGCACTAGTATGGCCAACATTACATACATAAGTTTCGCCGCCGTACTTGACAACATCGTTAGCCTTGTATCTAAAGCTGTTTGTCCATGAACCAATCCAGTTGAAACTGCTGGCATAAACAGTCCAACTTCCTTGATCTTTTTCTAATCCAGCAGTAGTGTCTGGACTAGTTCCTGAGGATGCTGTTGGCGCACTGGTATGAGCAATGCTACAAATATAAACTATTCCGCCGTACTTTACGAGGTCATTTAAATTGTACTGTGTGTTAGTAGCCCAATTACCAGTCCAGTTAGATCCGTCTGTTACTTGGTTCCATTTTGTAGGATTTGCACTTTGATCAGTTGTAAATGACGGCGACGCAGTGTGGCCAATTACGCAAACGTAGGTTTTACCGCCGACTCTTACTACATCGTCTTTAACATATCCGGTGCCAGTTGTCCAATTGCCTTGCCATACAAAACGCAATCTACCAAGTTTAAATTCTGCCATTTTATTTTATTCCTCTGATGTATTTATGTGATCTTACATTCCGCGTATTTTACTAGTTTAAAATTGGCTTCCGCCAAATCCATGATGGAAAAACGCCATAGCTAACAGGCCGCCGTCAACTCCTGCTGCCGTGCCTCCGCTAGAACCTGTAAAATTAACCTTGTTCACAGTTGCAGTTCCTGTACGTCCCATATAAATTGTACCACCTACTACCGAACTAAAAATTGAAGCATTATAACCATTATACACTCCAACACCTACGGTACCTGCAATGGCAGTTCCAGTAGCCGCATTTGAGCCGCCTAACGAAATCGCTCGTCCTACATAGGCTTTAATTGCTTTCTGTGTAGGAATAATAGCATCACTGTTTGCAGTAAAATAACCGTCTGTTGAAAACTGTGTAACAACTACAGCATTTTGACCTACAGATACTCCGCCAAGACTTAGTGCTGACACTCCGTTCAAATTAAACAAACTTGCATTAACTGTTACAATACCCGTTGCTTGTTGTACTCCAAATAAATTACCCACTTTGAAGTTACCATCTTGATCGGTACTAACTACGAATACACGACCGCCGCCATTAAATTGAATTTGCTGATTCTGTAATGCAGTATTTGTGTTTACGTTAGGATAGTTTGTTGTGCTGAAATTACCAGTACCGATGTATAAGAAATCGTGTCCAGTTAGTCGAGCTTGACTGTACTTAACACGGATGGAAACTGCTGTACCATTAACAGGTTGTACATTGTTATCAAGATTAACACTCAATTGGAACTGATATGTAGTTCCTCCTAGTGGGGTAATTATTACAATGTTGTATTGTAGGCCGTTTCCTGAAATTAACATACCGGCGCCCGGTGTTGGAGCTTGCTGAATTCCTGTAACAATTAAATTGCCAGGACCTTGCAAAATATCTGCGACTCCATTACCGGACACAGTTACCCTAGTTGTACTTGTTTGATAATTCTGCCCTCGATTTAACCATGTGGGTTGGGCAAGTACTCCGTTAGCAGTCCTGCATAACAGTGTTGCCGGAGTTCCACTGTTTAGTGCCACGTTTGGATCTGTTATCAATAAAGTAGGAGTAGTCCTATATCCAGAACCTGGCTCCCACATTTTAACAAGTGTAATTGTTCCGCCGCTAGTTACAATGCGTCCTCTTGCAGTTGCGCCAGCTAAAATATTTGCCGCATAATTAGATAACAACAAACTGTATCCAGACACAGCTACCCATGTAGGAGTAACGGCACCAATAATTGTTGGATTACCAAATGCAACATCATTCCAATATGTGCTTACTGGTAAGGCTTGTTGTGTCCAAACTAGTCCGTCCTGACTAGTTGCAGACACTGTGGTAGCAGTTGCTATGGCCATAAACAATCCCTGACCATATTTGACAGCGACCCAATTTTGACTGCTTGGCAATGTTCCTGCAATCCATGTAATACCATCAAAACTATAAGCGGCAGCAGTTGATGTACTTGAACCCAGCACCCCGCCAGCTAACGCTACAAATCGTCCGTTGCCCCAAGTGACTCCAACCCAGTTTTGACTACTTGGTAGGCCGTTGCTTGCAACCCAAGTAGCTCCTCCGTTGGTACTATAGGCAGAAGCTGTCCCGCCGTTGGCAACAGCTACCCATGTGCCAATAGATCCATAAGCAACTCCAGACCATGTGGCAGAACTTGGCAAGTTGCCGCCTGCGGTCCATGATGTACCGTTGGTAGATATTGCAGTTGCCACACCTCCCGAAGATACTGCAACAAATCTGCCATTACCGTATACCACACTAGTCCACGGAGAGTTGGACGGCATTGACGCAGATGTTGTCCAACTCTGCCCTTGATTAATACTGTACGAAGCAGTGCTTGAGCCGTTACCAATGGCAACAAAGTATCCGTTACCGTAAGCTAGTGTTTGCCAAGTGATTGCTGGGCCAAGTGATCCGCCGCCGATCCAATTAACTCCGTCATTGCTGTAAGCACTTAGTCCGTCCACACCAATAGTAACAAAATAACCAGCACCGTATGCTGTAGCAGTCCATACATCTAAGTTAGGCAATGTTTTTGATGTGGCGCTGTATGCAGGTGCAACAAACGATGGTCTAGGTTCAATTGCATACTGTGTTGTAGTATCCAACACAGCTACTGCTGGAGTTCCGGGTATAACATGATCCCAACCTGCTTGCCCTGTACTTTCTGCTGATATTGATATTACTTTGGTATTTGTATTGTATGCAGTAATATAACCATATTGTCCAACTCCTGTGCCGCTGACAATAATAAGTCTCATTCCAAGATATGTGCTGATGCTTCCTGAATCAGCTGTAGCCACTGTGATTGATGTGGTTGTTCCAGCTTGCGCCTGTGATCCAGCTGAACCATAGCCGCTGCCGCCCAGGCCATAAGATTGTCCAATCAAATGCGTTTCAAAAATTCCGCTATCTCTAAATTCATCTTGTATCACGCTTGCAAGAGTACCTGCTCCTGCAAAAGAAATAGTAGCATTAGTATAATCTTGCCCCATGTTAGCATATTCTAACAATAATATTTTATTATTGGCTTGTCCGGCAAATGCAGATTGTATTTGAGCTTGGTAATATCTATTAAACACAGTACCAGTAATTGGAACTTCGGATGCATCGTATGTTTCGGCCACTACACCGTAGGTTCCATAAGAGCTGTTGCCATTGGTAGCGCGAATTCTACCGCCTGCTTCTGACAAATATCCTGCATGGCAATAATAACTAAACACTGACACTAGCTCAGTCAACGACCCAGCACCAGTACACCATGCACCAATTCCATCGCTTAAAACATGTGTGAAGTCGTTAGCCACAACTGATTTGTTTCCGCCGTTGTGCAAAGCTCCATCAATTTTGAGACCTACACACCCAGTGCCAAATGTTGTTACGTTTTGAACGTAAGGAGATTTTCTAAAAATCCAAACACTAGTATCGTACGGGCCTGCGCCTGGGTCTAAACTTACATAAGCACCAGCAGTAGGTCGTTGAGTTAAATAACTGTTAAGGGGGCCAAGCGTTCCAGTCAACCCGCTTAGAGTCATATTTCTTATACCAGCGCCGTTTCTTACATAGAACATGTTACCAGTGTAGTAACTGGCTATCATTGCAACACTTGAAACTGTTTGACTTAAATCAACTGAGTAAATTCCTGGACCGCCTGTAATTCCTGATAGTTGGCCAGTAATTTGTGTTGGATAATACATTGTATTAGAAGAAATCCACTGTCCTATAGATATATTATTGTAAGCAGTGAATGTTGTAGATGTAATTGTTGCAGTTGATAATGTAATGTATGTGCCAGCCAGTGCATTAGGATATGTGCTACTCAATGTCAACTGAGTTGACGATATGATTGACCCTACATAATATGTGTTGTTGGCCAACCCGCCTAGATTTAAAGTATTACCAGTTGAAGTAAAAATATTGCCAACTGCCAAACCAGCTGTACTGGCCACAGTCACTATGCCGCCAAGTTTTGTTGTTCCTAATATTCCGGCAGTGGTAGCAGTTATGCTTTGTGCAGTTAAAATGGTAGAAGTTAATGCGGTGATTGTTAATGCTTGTAATGCAATTGATCCTGTAAAATTTATAGTTTTTGATGCAGGTTGAACGATAGTTCCCCTTAATTCGTCCCCAACAATAGCGCAATTTTCTGGAACACTAATAGGTAGTACTTCATTATAAGTTCCGTCTTTAACAAAAATCGTACTAGTTACGCCAGTATTGGCCGCTGGGATACCAACAGCACTGGCACTGTTTAATGCTGTAGTAATAATTCCCAGCAAACTACTTACAGTAGGTACGGCATTAGCTTCTAAAATATAACTGAGATTAACAAATTGAGTTACGTTTGAACCCAATACCGATCCGCCTGAAACGTATGTGGACATTGTTACATTGCTATAGCTTACACTAGTATTGCTAACAGCTGATACTACATAAGTGCCATTATAACCAGCTGGCAATATTCCGCTTACAATTATTGATTCTCCAACAGTAAACGGCTGATTAGCTAGAGTGTTAAAAGTTAATGTGGCAGTTGTTCCATTTCCACTAGCACCAGTTACGATAACGTTAGCAGTTGATGCATTCATTAATCCTTGATAGCTAGAGCTAGGAGCAGACTGACTTAATGCATTAGATATTAGACTGTTTAGACGAGCCAATGCGGCTGTAAAAAACGGCATCTCTGTAGATGTAATTACATTGTTGGATGTTGTATAAAAAGAGTTTGTACCCGATTGAAAATAAGAAAATGCTGAAGCAACTGATTGGCTATTGCCGCCTCGTGTTATATCGTAAATAATTGCGTCAATAATATACTCGGCATCACGTTGCATTCTTTGTGGATCAAAGACTGAGCTAGGACTAAACGGTGCAGAAGAAATCTGTTTCTGGTACAGCATCCAATTGTACATTTCTGCAACCAGCCATACTTTGTTTTGCGTTAACAAATAAGCGGTATTTTGAAAGTACGCACCTTTCAATACATAGTTACAAGCATATGCAACAGTGGCAAATGGAGAGTTTAATGTTAGTCCGTAATTTACTGCATCTGTTCCACTAGTAGCAACATAATAAATGTTATTAATCTGACCGTACTGACTCCATACTGGCTGGACTCCGTTTGATTTCAACACCATACCAGGTGTGCCGATAGGCAATGCTACTTGCGTTGTTGTGTAGGTAGTAATATCCCCTGGATTTTGTATTACTTCAAAACGATCACCGGGTGCGTAAATATTCCAATATGCTCGTGCAAGATCTGTCAAAGGATTATTACCGTTAGATGCAGTATTAGTCTGTAGACATCTATAGCTGGTAGCATAATATGTTACAACATCCCCTACTGCGTAGACCACACCAATAGTCCAACGATTTGCCCAGTAACTTCCAGAAACAATTAGTGTCCAATAGACAGTATTGCCTACTGCTGACGGGTCATAACTGAAACTGTCGCTGATAGCCACATACAGTTGACCGTTGCGTCTTACCACATCTCCTGGATAATAATTCACACCAGAGGCCCAATCGCCACTAGTAAAATAACCGCTTGTTGAAAATGACCAGTACGTAGGGCTAATTGACGGGTCGCTATTGCTGTTTGCCGCAATACACACCCAACTGTATCCGTGAAATTTTACCACATCGCCCGGCACATAAATTGTAGAGGCATTCCACTGATCTTTGTATTCGTATCCTGGAGCGTAAATATTCCATTTAGTGGCATCAAATGTTGTTGTGCTAGTATGATAAACGTTGGCTATATATGCATTGGCACCAAATTTTACAACATCATTCAATTTATATCTAAAGTTAGCCTGCCAAGCTGATTTATAATCTACACCAGCCAATACTGTTTGCCAGCTACTTGAGTCATTTTCCAAACCCAATGCCAATATCGATGAACTTACATGCGCTGTGGTACAACGGTAAACATAAGCACCATATCTTACAATATCACCAACTTTGTATCGAGTTGCGATTGTCCACTCTGTTCCCCACTTGTCTGTTTGTGTTTCTATGGTCCAGTTGGAAGTATTGTATTCTAACCCCAATTGGCTCGGGCCGCTTACCTTTCCAGCAGTTGCCGCTGTAGTTGTACTATTTGCAAATACAACAGTAGTCGATGTACATGCTGTTACAGTCCACGTTCCATTATATCCTATACCTACACCGCTAACTGTAATTGTTGATCCTATGGCAAACGGCGGAAGTATTAATGATCCAAAACTTAATGTTACAAATCCTATACTTGGACTGCTTGAACTAATTCCAGTTATTGATATAAATGCTGTAGCTGGTGCGCTTATATGAGCAGTTGTGCATCGGTATGTTGTGCCGCCATTTTTTACCACATCGCCAACTTGATAACGAGTGTTTGCTGTCCATGTACTTTGCCAGTTATCAGTGATAGCATAACTAGTCCAATAGGTTTGATTGTATTCTAATCCTAATTGTAATCCTGGAGATCCAGCACTAACCAATGTGCTATTTTGATTAATAGTAGATACAGCAACAACTGTGCTGGTAACTGTAATTGAGTTAACAGTGGCATTTACAACTGTAAATGTTCCGTTATAACTTGATGGAGTTATTCCTGTTATAGTTACAGAACTTCCAACTTTGAACGGTTGGATTATTTGTGTACTAAATCCGTATGTTACAAAATTACCATCCCCGGATGCAGATGTTATAGAAATTGGCATAGTGCTTGACACACTAGTGTGACCTGTATTGCAAATATAAACCAAACTGTCATAAGTTACAATGTCTCCCAAATTGTATATTACTCCGTTGGTCCAGTTACCTTTGTATGTGTAACCATCAAACCATAATTGCCAGTATGGATTTGGTACGTTTGGAGTTACTGCGGTATTGATTTGAAAAAGATCTGTATAAAATCCAGTGTTGGTTGTGATGCCGTTTACAGTTGTAGAAGTTTGTAATGTGGATGTGTGGCCTACTAGACAGACGTAGGATTTGCCGCCGTACTGAACAATGTCGTCTTTGGTGTAAAAGGTGCCTTGATTCCAAGCACCTTTCCAAGTAAATCTAATTCTGTCTATTCTAAATTGTGTCATTGCATATACCTTTTAGCTATTTACGCTTGGTTAGCGGCTGGATAGTTGTAAGCCTGGTTCATTCTAGCTACCAGTTCTCCAGTAGCATCTATATAATAATTAATACTAACATCGTCCCAACGATGTTGTTCGTAATTTAAGTTTGGATACACTAAATTGTGATAAACATCTCTGCCTTCAAAGAAGTCTACACCAGCATCCAGCTGTAAAAAATTATTGGCTTGATCGCCAGGAGTATTGATCATCGCACTGTCAGTGCTGTACAATGTATCAATCTTTTGAACATATAGGTCGCCAGCGTCTGTCCTGCGGAGAGCGTAAAAATATCGTGGGCGGCCGCCCAATAGTTCTGTGTTTTGACCTGCAAGATAGTATGACATAATAAATTCCTTTAACTGATTTCAACCCAACTAATCACAGAATCTATACTCTGCGGAATATTTGTAGTAACAAACATGTTTGTACTAGGGCCCAAAATTAATTTTTCGCCGTTGGTAACTACACGCAAACTTTGATAAGCAGGAACCAGGGCATTACTGATATAATAAGCAGTTGTACCAGCTAATGTATCTTGCAATTGTATTGTGACTAAAGTCAATTCGCTTGATGTGTTAGTTAAACTTAGTCCAATAATAGTAGTTGTTGCCGAAGCGTTTGTAAATAAAAGTGTATTAACTACAGAACCTGACAACAATGTCACAGAAGCACCAACTGTAAATGTCAAACTATTTGAACCTAACAGCCCGCCTAACAATGCACCATTAACAGTGATAGTGTCGCCAATTGCATAACCTGTTCCTGGATTGACTAAAGTAATAGTAGTAACTCCGCTGTAGGCAGTGCCTGATCCAGTTTTTGTAATATTAAATGTTGCGCCAGTGCCAGTGCCGCTAGTTGATAGTTGACCAACTCCTGAGTAAGTTGCAGCCGCAGTTACACTTGTACCTGATAATGAAGTAAATGTGGTGTTAGCATTCATTGCACCTTTAATTGCAGTGACGTTACTGCTGGATACTGTAACACTGCTCACGGTTGATGATGTCACAGCATACCCGCCGTTAAATGTAGATACCGACAGCCCAGAAACATATATGTTTGTACCAGCGGCATAAGGAGCGGCTGTTTGGGTTGCAAATCCAAAAGTTACATAGCCGGCGCTGGGCGAGCTCGAAGTAACAGATGTTATACTTAGAGTAGTTTGTGTGCCAGTTATACTAGTAGCAAACGAATTTTTAAAAACTGTTGTCATCTTTTATCCAAATGTTAATACCGTTGCTATGCCAATGTCTTGTGCTTGGGTAGAAGTAATTCCACCTGCATTACCAACAACACTTGACCAAGCCGCGCCATTAAAAGCTTCTACAGATTGCGAATCTGTATTAAATCTAATCATACCCGTTTGAGCATAAATTGTAGGAGGACGATTATTTCCAGTTCCTACAGGAATGCCTACACCGTATGTGTTACCAAACGAATAATACCCAGTTCCTGACGAAACAAACTGCGTAACTGCTCCGTTATTGTTGTTTGTTACTGTGTTTGTATTAAACGTTAAACTACCTAAAATCACATTACCTGATCCGTTTGGAGTAAGGTTCATGTCGGTATTAGCGGTATATGTACTTATCGTATTACCGGTGATGTCTATGTTTGCTGTTTTAAAATCAAGAGTATACAGTCCAGTGCTGTTAATATATGCACTGTTTACGCTGTTTGCATAAAAATTAATTACATTATTTCCAGCACCCGGAGTAGTTTCTGGAGTAATATATGTATTTCCATCAATACTTGATACTCCTCCCAAAACAGTCCAGTTTCCTGAACCTGCACTACTGTAACCCTCGTATCGATTCAGTTGATTATTATAACGTATCATACCGTTACTAGGAGGGGTTGGGCGAGTGGCAGTATTACCTACTGGAATAATTAAACTTTGATTGCTGTTAATAACAACACTGCCAGTTCCTTGAGGAGTTAATACAATATTTGCGTTGGTGTTTACACTACTGATAACATTGTTGTTAACAGCTAAATTCTGTATTTGTACGTTGCCAGTACCGTTGGCTGTTAAAATTAATGTACTGTTGGTGTTTGTTGTGGTAATTGTATTACCAGAAATTTGTACATTACCAGAGTTGAAAATGCTAGTATTAACTGTGCCAGCATATATGTTATTCCATTGTAAACCAGCAGAACCTAAGTTGTATGTGTTGGTTACACTTGGAAGAATATTGCTATTGACTTCGCCGGTAAATGTAATAGTATCAGTAGGCATATCGCCCAACTGAATATTACCATCAGCAGTAATGGTTCCAGTTGCGTGTAAATTGCCTGTAACTAAAACGTTGTTGTTTAACTTGATCTGAGCTGTAGTGGCACTGGTCAATGTGATGTTTATGTCATCATTATTGGTAGTGTTTGTAATAGTGTTGGTAGCTATATTAAAGTTACCAACTGACAGAATTCCTTGATATACTACTCCGCTTGCTCCGGTCGGTAACAAATTAATTGTACTGGACGAGCTTGCGATTGTATTACCGGATAAGGTAAAAGTAGCAAGATTTGATGTGCTACCTACATTTAAATTGGTGCTGTTTGTAGTGCCGTTGACATCTAAGGTGTAACCAGGAGCCGTTGTATTAACTCCGACGCGAGTGCCAGTAACATCCAGATAGAGAAGGCTCGTCTCAAAAGCTAAATTTACCCCGTTGCGAAGTAAATTGTCTTTTAAGAGCGGCCCTGAAATACGACCAACAGCCATTTACGCTCCCGTTTACCCCGTGTTTCACGGTTAACCACTTTTTCATCCCATAAAATCAAGGGCTCTTTGCGGGTTTACCACAGTCGGACCATATGAGAAATGGTCATTTCTCATAATCAAAAGTATTTATCGGATTTTGGTTAGTACCCTAGCATAAGGGTATAAAGGAGAGTTAGCTCTTGGTCTTGGGTTTGTGTGATCAGTTGATTCTGAGCACCTGTCCATATGGACCAGCCGGTACTGGTGTACACTTCTCCTGAGCTTGCAGTGCTGTTGTATCTAATAGTACCAATGGGAGGAGTATAGTTTGTTGCAGTATTAACAGGAATTCCCACGCCATTAACGCCTGCAAATTTATAATATCCATAGCCTGTGCCGCTAAATGTTAACGGTAAGTTCTGTGTGTTAGTTAAAGTGTTTCTAGTAAATTTTAAGAAATTTGCTAAATTTATGCCGCCTGTGCCATTAGCGGAAAACGTCAAGTCAGTACCGCCGTTAGTGTTCTGAATGGTATTGCCACTAATTTGCACATTGCCAGAGATTAATTTTTGATTTGTTACACCAGTACTATCGATAGTTGTAGTTACTGTGTTGTTAACTGAAAATCTTAGGATTTTATCTGCGGCGCCAGGTGTTAGTTCAGCAGTGATATAGGTCAATCTATCCTGGCTGTACAAATTGAAAAAATTAACATACCCGTTGGACTGGTAGCCTTCTATGTTCAAAGTTGAGCTGTTAAACCTAACTTCACCGTTGGCAGCTAGTGTTCTGTCACTATTAGTTCCCAAAGGTAAAATTACACTTTTAGTGGAGTTTATTTGTAGGTTACCAGTTCCGTTGGGTGTAAAAATAATGCTACGCTGTGTATCAGTAGTTGGAGCTGGCCAAATATTTGTAATGGAGTTATCGGACCAATTCAAGTATTCAGTGTTAACTGTGCCTGTTCCGTTAGCAGTATAATACACAGTACTATTGGCAGCAGATCCTGCAATAGTGTTACCAGATATTGTAAAATTAGGAAGAGTAATGTTGCCGTTAGTGGTAGAAACATAAACAGTGCTCCACTGTAAACTTGCGGAACCCAAATTATCTGTTAGCGTTGCACTGGGTAAAATATCACTGCCAACTTCAGCGGCAAATGTAATCGTGTCAGTTGGTTGGTCACCTAGAACAATGTTTCCGTCAAAGGTAATATTGCCAGTTGCATGTAAATTGCCTGAAACCAACACATCGTTGTTCAGTTTAATCTGGCCAGCAGTGCCAGTTAATCCAATGTTGATATCGCTATTTGCAGTGGTGTTTAACACCGTATTGCCAGTAATTGACAAGTTAGCTGTGGCAATTTTAGGAGCAACAATCTTGGCACTTCCGCCTGTTGGGGCAAATGTAATATTACCTAGAACGTTTTGTATTTGATTAGTAGTGACTTCCAAGTTAGCCAACTTGGCATAAGTTGGTACAATTAAATTTGTGGTATTGCTAGTACCATTAATTGTTAAATCGTTTGAAGGTGCGTTGGTGTTAACGCCAATGGTTTTTGTGCCAACTTTTAAGTACAGTAGACTTGTTTCAAATGCTAAGTCGTTACCGTTACGTAAAAGATTGTCTGTTAGTAACGGCCCGCTGATTCTACCTATCTGGGCCATGGTGTTACCTTAAAGTTATTGGTCAAAGCCTAGCAAGGCTATAACAACCTTACCATACGGAACCGGTGTACTAAACTGCAAATAGTAACCAGATCCGGACATTGCTGATACTGCAATGTTTACTGTGGTGTTTACAGCTATAGTTGATGTTATAGTTGCCTTGCTAATAACTGCACTGACCAATGCATCAGTGTTGGGATCTACAACATAACTCAAAATACTAACTGGCAGTGTATAAGTTAATCCTGTTGGAGTGCCAGCAGTTGTTGTAATTGCAGCGCCACCTGGGGTTAAACTTAGGGTAAATGTTGTTGTACCATTAGTAGCAGTAATATAATATGTTGTAGGATTAGTATAGCCAGTAATACTGCCAGTACCGCCAAATGTGCCGCTGATAACCACTGCTTGATTAACTGCTAGTGTGGTGCTTGTACAACTAAATTGCCCAGCTGTACCAGTAATTGCCACTGTGCTAAGAATTGTTGAAGCCGCCTGATTGGTACCAGTGACTTGGGCTCCTAACAAAGTAACTGCTGGATAAACTGCTCCCACTGCATCAACTTCGCCACCGTTTTGATAAGTTGCTGTAGTTGCACTTGACCAACTCACGCTGCCAGTTGTACTGCCAGTGACTGTGAATGTTCCGTTATAATTACCAACTCCGCCTGTAGAATTAATGCCGGTAACTACAATACTGGCGCCAATTGCCAGTGGGATTTGTGCTTGTGTGGCAAAGGTTAAAGTTGCTGTTGTGCCGTTTCCGCTAGCACCTGTAACACTTAAACTAGTATTAAAATATAATGTTGTGCTACCAACTGTGGAATTAAAACTCAGTTTGGGTGCATAGCTTTCAGCTGGAATTGTAGTAGGATTTTGAACTACTGTATAGTTTATAGTTGTAACTTGTATGACGTTTTCAACAATAACTAAAACATTTTGGCCGCCAATTGTGGCATTGTTGGCATTATTGCTTGGATTATAGTATGTTGAATTTAGTGGGCCAAAATACAAATTGTTGGCATCGCCTGCGCCCAAATTCTGTTGTATGATTTGTTTTTGTTCTGCGTAACGTAATGCTCTCCAACGTCCTGCCGAATAAACTTCCATTTGTCCGTTGGTAACAGCATCTGTACTATAGCGCATCATTCCGTTGGTAGGATTTGCAGGACGTTGTGCGTTTGTTCCAACTGGAACTATTACACTACCTGCTCCTACTGGTGCAATGTATACGTTTGCTCGTGCGGCATCCGAATACAATGTTGTATTGTTTGCAGATCTGCGATCTAGTGCTTGGCGTTTAAGGAATCTCATTATACTGTCAATGTGCTAATTGTAAATGCTAACATTGATGCAACACTTGCTACTGCAATCAATGTATCGCCTGATGCTAAAACTAATTTTTCTTGATCTAAACTTACAGTTTCGCCCGGAGGAATTGGTAACGCTGAAATAATTGTGTGTTTGGCCTGCGTGGTTGTTCCGCTAACATCGGCAGCTGGAACTGCGTATAATGTTAAATTACTCGATGATGCTCCGTAATTGCATACAATCATTGATGTAACTGCGTTTGAAGCTCCAGTACTTGCATACATAACTGAATTGCTTGCTGTTACTAATACGTTTGAAATTGCCATGTTCTGTCCTTATAGTAAAATACTTAGCAGTACTGCTCGGTTTCTACTTACTAATTCATCTGAAGTCTGATTAGCATTGTTGTTAAAATATATTCCGGTTCTGCCTGGGCCCACAGTTGATTTAGCGTAAATTTTACTTACGGCTGCACCAAATGTTGGATCAGATGTTTGATTATCTAAATTCAAATATCCATTTATTTCAACGTTTTTATTGTCTGCTGTTAGTGTTAAGTTGCCCGAACTAGCTGATGTGGTAATTTGATTAGGAGTTGAGTTGCCTCCAAACTGCACGTTGCCTGTTGCTAAACCTGAAGCACTTACTGTGGCAATAGTGTTTTGACTTATTTGGAAAATAATGGTGCTAGCACCGGCTTGCATTGAAGTGTTAGCGGCATTTAATAGCACAGTAGTCGGATACTGTACAGTTGAAACAATTGATGTTCCTTGTGTGCCTGGATTATTTGGATCCCAATTACTGGCAATATAATTTCTAACCCATTTAACTGTGGGAATATTATTGTCGTTAATACAACGCAGGTAATAGTTTGTAGTGTTGGCAACTGTTAGCAACTTGTTACCAGATTGTAAATCAAATACCAAGTCGCCGAGACCGTCTCCAACAATTGATCTAACCTGTATGCCACCCAGGATACCTGCATCTGTGGTAAGTTTCCAAGTGCCTATTGGGTTCAACGATGTTGTTGAATCATAATGCAGTAGCGTTTCATCAAACAAAAACTGCGAGTGAGGCAAACTACCCCTATCAATTTCAATACCAGAAACTTGCGGGCCACTACCATTACCAACTCCTGCACCATTTTGTCCGTAGTTGAGTTGAATGATAGTATCTTTAATGCGTGTGTCAGTACTTTCAATAAATGTAAAAGTGCCTAAAACGTCAAGGTTACCGATAACTTTAACAGTTCCGCTGGTACTTTGTGTATCCAGCACAATATTGCCACCAGTTTTTACCTGTAGCCTATAATCACCGTTTGAAACTTTTAATATTCTTGACATTTAGAATCCTGTAAGGACCCCGAAGGGCCCTGTTAGCTATTAAGCGTTATCTATCAGTAATGAATCATTTAACACTGCGGCAGTCATGTTCCATTTAATTGCGGCACCAGTAGCAAATTGCGTACCAGTACCACGAGTTACTGTAGCTTTACGTGCTGTAATCTTAGTAGCAAAGTATGTGTTAGATGCACTGTCAACCAAACGAATACTGCCTTCACCTGCGGCTGTAGCTACTGATGATTTTAGTTTGACAATACCTGTACGTGTACCGTCTGTTACTTTGAAACGGCTTGTTGAAACTTGTTTGAGAATGTCAACTGTAACTGCTGAACCACCAGTTAGGTATGCTGTCATCAAGATTGAATTTTCTTGGTTAGTAGCTGAACCTACGTTACCAGTGTCAACTGTTAATGCCGCTGTTACTGTTAATGTACCTTGTGTACCTATTGACAATGTAACTGTTGGCACTGTTGTGTAACCAGAGCCTTTTTCAGTAATTGTAATACCAGTGATTGTACCTGCTGCCGCTACTGCGCCAACAATTGTAAATGTCAAATCGTTTGTTGATGTTACACCGCCTAGGCTTGCACCATCAATGGTAATAGTATTACCAACAGCATAGCCAGTACCTTTGCCGGTTGCTGTAACAGTAATTGTTGAGCTATAAGCAGTACCGCTTGTTTTAGTAACTGTAAATGTTGCACCAGAACCAACACCGTTAGTTGCTTTTTGTGTCAGGCCGGTAAACGTACCTGCGGCTGTAACACCAGTACCTGTAT